AACCATTTAGCTTTTCTATTATTAAATTCAACATTTAACTTTTTAACGTCAGATTTAGGTAAATATCTAGATAAGCTGTGCCATAGTTCATGGATCATAACCTCGGTTAGACCCTCTTCTTCCATAGCTTGTTGTTGTATCTCAACTAATTTGTTACCAAAATTAAACCTACCTTTTGGCCCAAGCTTGTTTGTAAATGATAAAGAAACATCATCAAAAAATCTTTCACCTATAAGTTCTATAAATTCTTGGACTTCAATAGCTTCATACTCATCTACACCTTTAGCCATAAAGCGTTTACCTAATCTATCAATTAGATATTGAGCACCTCTACTACCTTCTAATCCTCTACCAGCTTCGATGTTGGTTTTATAAGGTTGCCTAGGGGGTCTTTGTGCAAAATTACCATCTTCAAAAATAGGCATTTCAGTTTCAAACTCAGAACGATTAGCAAGGTTGTACCTATCTAAATCAATCTGGCTATCAGGATCCCAGTAAACTCTAACTTTATGTGCTTTGTCAGCTTGTTTAGCTGTATATGTTATACCACCATATCCTAACTCTGCTAGACTTTTATTGATTTCGTCCAGTACTGCTGTAACTTCCTCACGAGGATAGTATTGCCTGTCTTTTATAAGATCAATATATTGTGAATAACTTACTTGTCCAGCACTAGGCCACGCTGTAGCAAACTCTCCAGTATCATCTAGTAAACCAGCACGTTTAAATGCTTGGACTTCTTTAGATTTACTATTCCAGTTATACAGTTTATCAGCGTCTAAAAATTTTACGTTACCTTTTTGCTTAAGTCTATAAACTACTTTCTTTAATCCATCTTTATCACGTCCAATAACCAAACCTTTTGTAGGGTCACGGTTAATAGCAGCAACAGTTAAATCATCAGTAGAATAAAAACCATTACCAAATAAGTTTTCATCTGTCCATCTTTTTTCATTAAGATTTAGATATGGATAGTCTCCTAGGAGTCCAGCATGACTTCCATGAAAGAAAGCATCATTACCAACAACTTCATCTAAGTTACCTTTAGTAAGACCTTTGTATAGCTTTCCTAAGTTATCATCATTAAGGTGTTGTTGTATATAATCTCCATAAGGATCTTCTGGTACACCTTCTCCTTTTCTTACATCTTCTTTTTTAAGATCGTCACGTTGTTTATACTCTTCAGCAACATCGTTACGGATACTATCATCCATTACTTTGTTACCTATTGTATTAGCTTCATCTACAGACTTACCAGCTTTCCTAGCTTTCATAGCTGCATATCTACCTCTACCAAAGCCTACAACAGTATAACCTGCTATATTTAAACCTGCACCAGCAAAGATAGCTTTTATTCTAGCTGTCCAAGGATTATCTTTATCTGGGTCAACAGACAAAAACTCTGAGAATGGTAACCAAGGGGCATATTCATTTAATAAATTAGCCATATTACCATAGTCAGAAGAAGATGAGATAAGATCTGCAACAGAACCTTCTGCAGCTATGCTACCAGCTTTAGGTAAGAACCTAATAAACTTAGATCCTTTACCTGTACGTGCAACTCCTCTAACCATACCACCAACTAATGGTGTATTATTTTTTAATGCACCCCTTAATAATTTAGCTCCTCGTACTTTATTAGCAAATTGTGCTGACTTACCAAACATGGTAGGAGCCATAGCTCCTCCTGTTAAAGATGTAGCGTAGGTTAGTAGACCAAATTCTACTAAACCCCGCACTAATTTACCTGCACCAGAGTTATTTACAACCTCGTACTTGTCTGGTATATCTAGGATTCCAGGAGATGCCCCACCTTCATTTAAATATTCTCTAAATGCAAAAGGGTTTTGACCGTATTCCTGTGGATTACCCTGTATGCGGTTAGCGACAGACATAATCGTATCGCCTGTTAGATCAACAAAACTACCTATACTTTCTACAGCATCAGTAGCTCCACCGTATAAGGCTTTACCAACTTCTTGTACAGCTTGTACTGGATTGTCAGCAATAAAACCTTGATCTTGTGATTGTTCTTCTTGTTGTGCTAGTACTGCAGCAGTAGCTTCTTCATTAGATGCAACTCGTTCAAGACGAGCATCATTTAATCTTTTAGCTGTTTCGTTTGCTACATTGAGTGATTGAAGAGTATCATCATCTTCTTCGATGTCTGAGAAATCAAGTCCTTGAACTTGGCTTCCTTCCAACTCTGTTAAATTGTCTTCCATTAATTTTCAGTCCCGTAGGGCTATTTGATTGACTTGTATTTTTTAAGTAGTTCTTCTAACTTTTCATTACCTGCCATACTTGTCCATTGACTTGACCCTATTTGTGTTAATAAAATCATTGCCAATTTATCTTGATTTATTTCAGAAAATAGGTCTGTTTCTTTAAGATCTGAACGTTTTAAAGCTTCTCTTAAACCTACTCTTGTAAATTGGTATCTACCTGCTGCATGTATACCACCTGATTTGTGCCATTTTTCAGTACCTTCTTTGGTAAAAGGATATAATTTAGTATTGTAACCACTATCTTGGTTAGCTAAAATATCTTTTATGGTCATTTCAGTTAGTTTTTTTCCAGTATTTGCTTGGTGATCCCCGTAAGTACCACTAAAACCTTCAACTGTTTTACCTTCATTTGAACCACCTTGATTAAATGCTTCATAACCATTGCCTGTTACATCAACTGTTGACTCACCGCTATGGATAATATCTAGCATTTCAATCTCTAGTTCTAACCTTTTTTCTCTGTTTATATCTTCTTGAGTAATTTCTGAAAATGCACTAGCTTCAAAATTGCTAGTATCTATACCACTAAATTCTGGTTCTAGTTTAAGTAGTTCAAGTATACCATCAGTACTACTTCCTTTTTCTTTGATAGTATCTAATCTTTCTTTACCAATTATATTTTCTACAGCTGGTAAAAACACATGGTCAAAATTCTTTTGGGGACTACTATACCTACTCATGTACTCAGCTTGTATACTACCATCATCAAGATTACCCCACATGAAACCTACTCCGTTTTCTAAAACGTTAGAGACATAAATCTTTTCTTCTAAGTCTGATTTAAATTTTATGTATCTTGCATATTCTGGGTTAGGTACACGTTCCCAACCTTTACCTAAAATTCTACGTAACTGATGACTTACTAGACCAGCTCCTTGCTCATATGTAGAATATTCTCTTATGTTGATTTTTTGTTCTGGTACATCTAACTCATTAAATTTAGTTAATGTTGTTTCTAAATCTTCAAGGCTAGTTACTGTAGTTAAATCTACATTAAGAATATTATTAGTATCTGTGTCAATAAGATCTCTAGCAAATGGTACATCTACGTTAAAGCTATTGAGAGAAAGACCATTATTATTAAATAAACTATTAAGACGTTCATTACTTCCACTGTGATAAGCATTTAATGCTTCTAAACTATAATTACTAAAGTCACCTTTATTCCAATTTTCAGTATCTCCAGTTACCATATATGCAGTTAATTTACGTATAGTTTCGTTGTTGTTATTAGTAGTACCTTCAATAAGTTTTAAACCATTAAACATTTTTTGCTTAATAACTCGTTCTACAAGATCTGGTCTTGCTAAAAAGTTTTCATAAGTAAAAGTATCAGTAACACCAGCTGCCACTAATAATGCAGAATACTCATCTTCTCTGACAGGTATGCTACCGTCTGGGGTAATTAAAGTTTGGGCTAGATCAGTTAAAGAAATATAACCTTCTTGCTTTAACGCTGTGTTAACTCTAACATCAACATTACTTGTTAATGCTTTTCTAGTATCGGCTGTTAAACCTTCCCATTCTGCAATTTCTGCTTTTATCTGGTCATTCCATTCTACTGCTTTACCGCCATTTTTAACAATCTGATCGTTGTAAATAACAGCAGGGTGAGTTGATAGAGGATCAATTCTACTTAAGGCTTCAAATATAATTCCAGGTCTATCTTCGTCTGTTAACAAGAAGAAAACAGGTGATTTAACTATACTGTTTTTCTTAAATATATAACCGTTATTATTAGCTACAGCATCATTAGCTTTTTGTAATATATCTTCATGCAACTTTGATTGTTTATCCGTAGAAAGTAAGTCTTCAACATTGCTTTGGTATATCACATTATTAAAACCAACTTCATCAGCTATTGCTAAGTTAACATTATCTGTATCACCTTCAGCTAAACTAGGCATGTTTTCTGCTGAAAGACCGCCAAATTCATTAGACGCTTTTAGTTTTTGTGTGTAATATTCAATAGCATATTCTATACCATCACTTATATCAACATTATTTAAGTCAGAATATTTTTGTGCTACTGATAAAATTTTAGGGGAAACCCAATTTACAAACGCTGCTGCTTGTAATTCTTGTTCACCTTCAGGGATTTGTCTATCACCTAATATATCTGTTACAATTTTTTCTAGAGTGACAATACCACTTGCATGGAGTTTTCGAGCACCTTCATCGCCACCGTAAGGATCTGCAAATACACCTTTATCTTTATATTCTTTTAAAACGTTAGCATCTATACGTTGTGTATTAACATTAAATATATTTATTTTACCTCCATTTTTAACATCGTATTGTTTCTCAAGCTCTTTCATTCTTTTCCTACTTTCGATTTCATCTAGAGGAGGTGTTACTTTAAACTTAGAATCACGTTGTTTAAAAATAGCATTAGCCCAATATTTACCATAGTATTGTTCAGATTGATATAGTTCTCCTAAAGCTATTTCATAACCTACCTTATCATCTCCATATTCTATATCAAGATCAGCTATTCTAGTTTTTAATTGAATTTTATTACCAGCTAATGTTTTACGAGCTTCAGCAGCTATAGACTCTAATACTTCTGCTCTTAAAGCATCTGTATCTAAATCACTACCAAACAAATCAGACAATGATGATAACTCATATGTACCATCTTTTTTCTTTGCTGATACACCTGCAATATAAAATTTATCTTCTTCTAAAAATGACAGTAGTGCTTCAGAATCATCTATATTTTTAAAGTTATCACTTGTAAGAGTATCGGTAAGAAGCTCAATAAGTTTACCTTTAGCTGCAGCATTACGACTACCTTCAACTGCCATAGCTTCCATAATAGCAGGGCTAGTATTTAGAAACTCCTGTACACCTAATTGAGCTGTGGTTTGACCAGCTTCAGAATCTAAATCACTAAATGTAAAGTTTTCAAATTGATCTGCATAGTATTCTAGTTGTGTATTACCCCACTCTCTTTGTCCTTTGTTAAATTCGTTTTGGTTAAATATATTAGTTCTCTCAACAACTTTATTAGTAAGATATTTATTGACCATTAACTTACTTAATCCAGCACCATTTCGAGATATGTATTCACCTTGTAAAGCACCAACAATTTTCTCTTTAACTTTTGGATCGTCAATATTATAATAATCACTAACTTTATAAGTTTCACCGTTGTGTTCAACTTCTCTATCTATTATAGGGTCATCACTACTACCAGTTAGTATACTATCTCTGTAAGCATCCCAACCTGTGGCAGCTTCCATTAACATACCACGTCTGTAACCTATAGAAAAATTAGCGTTTTGTTTTTTTAAATTTAACAGTCTGTATTTTTGAGTTAAATCAGCTTCAAAGCCAGCTTCGTCCCACTCTTCTTCTATCTTATCAGTTGCTTCATTAACCTTAGTTCTTTGTTCAGCAACTTGAGCTTGTATTGATAGCTCTTGTTCATCATTTAATTTAACAGCTTCACACGCCTCTTCATCGCCTTGTTGACAACGTATAGCAGTGTTTATACCATCTTGTATTTGACCTTGTGTAATAGGTTTGATTATTTGTTTAGCAACAGTATCTAACGTGTTGTTTAGGGTCTTACTAAACTGACGTAAATTTGCTAATTCGTAAACATCTTCCTGATTTTGTAAAGTAGAGAGACGTTGCATCTCTGTCATCTGCTCGTTAGCAGCAGCCTTATAATCTGATACTGTAGATTTACGTTCTTTTTCTAAAGACTTAGCTAGGTCTGTGTACTGTTTAACTTCATTAGTTGGTACAACCCTCTGTCTAAATCCTTGTGCTTTTGTTGATCTTTGATATGCCATAGTTTAACTCCAACCGAATCTGTCTGCTATGTATCCTTCCCCGCCAATAGCACTTGTTGCACTAAGAGCAGTGGAGAAGCCACCGAGGATTGGCCCAAGGGCAGATGGTTTACTTGGTGCTGCTTTTTCAATAGGTCTAACAGTCTTAAAGGATGCAGACGGAGCTACAGCAGCGGTAGTTGTGACAGCATTAAGTGCTCTAGTATTTGCTCCATACTGATCTAAGTCAATACCATATTTCTCAATACCGTAGTTCTTAGTAGCGTCAAATATTGTAGCATCTATTTGTGCTTGTTTGAAACCAAAGTCACGTTCGGCTTCATTTAATGATAATAACATGGATTGACCTGCTTGCTGTCCGCTAGCCAGTACTGTACCTTGAGCTTGTATAGCTTTAGCAAGGTTAGTTTGACTTTGGAACGCTTGTTCGGTTATCCGTTCTCTTAGTTTCTGGTCTGATGCTGTGAGTGCTCTCGTAGCTTCAGCCTGATTTATTTCTTTTTGTTTATAGTATGCTGCTCTTGAAGCTGCGTCAGCCTTTAGTTGAGCAGTAAATACTTCACCTTTTCGTTGATCGTTAAAAGCTGAAATTTGGATTTTATTTAGGTAGTCCTGTCTCGCCATTGCATTAGAACGATTAACAGCAGCAACTTGATTAGCATGCTGTCTATTCTGTTCTTGTATGCCTGATATGGCTTGCACTCCACCCAAGATACCTCCAATTACTAGGGGATCGCACATGGTTTAATAAATTGTATTAAGGGTACTCCATTGTATACATGATAATTAACGAAAGTAAAACCTAGAAGTTTTAGTAGTTTTATGTGTGCCTCATTCCGCATATCTGCTTGGTTACATAAATAAGGATTAAGTAAACTGTTTACCCAGCGTTTCGCTTCTCTTACAAATGTATGAGGATATTCTGTGCTAGCATCAGTACATAACATCCATATTATATTGTGCGGGGTCACACCCGCCACTCCAGCAGCCTTGCCGTTGGGAACCGTGAAATACACGGAATAAGTTGAGTTGTAATAAGACTCTATAATAGAAGCCTCAGCACTAAGACCAGAGGTTTGCTCTGTCTCACGTCTATCTTCATAGCGTAAGTTAAGACCCACACTGAGAGCTAACTCAGGAGTGCAGGTCTTAATATACTTACCTTCGTACATGTCGTTTTGGTGAATAATTGCCATCCCAGCTAGCTGAGAGTAGGGCAGTGGAAAAGGGGTCGGGTATCTGTATTTGCATTGTATATTTATCGTTCTTCTTATGAACAGGTACTCTTACTGCCTTATGTAATTCAGATGGAGGGTTGTTATAGTTACTAGCATTAGTTACCATACCAGACTCATACTGTATATAAGAGTCCATATCAGCATATACAGGGTCTTGATGAAACTGCATAGGGCCAGATACACCTAATTCAAAGTTAATACCAGCAATACGTAGCTCTCCATCAAGGTCATAATTAGTCTGTCCCTTATTATAATAGTATGTAGGTAGCTCTATAATGGATGTATACCTATAACCAACCACTACTTTAGCATTACTAGCTATATTAATACCGTTAAATGTAGCAGTACCTGTACCTACAGCATCAGCTTTTCGTACTATACCAGCAATAGAATTACCGTCACTGTCATTACCATAGATACCAATTAAATAGAAGTTGGTAGCTGCAGTGGGTGTGTAAGGTATTCCTACGACAGTCTTTTCAGGAGCAGTTGTAGTCTGTGCAGTACCAGTAACTGTTGTTGGTTCTACTAAACTATCAAGACATGGTTCAAACCATCTTGCTGTTTTAAGAGGTGAACCTATATCAGTTGATGTACCACCTACTACATAGGCTCTATCAGTGTCAGCGTCAGTTACATATTCATGACGACTAAGAATATAGTCACTGCCATGTAGTGTAACTGTAAAATAACTACCACCTGTATAGAGCATATGTTGCATAGTACCTGTTAATGTCCAAGTGTACCAAGCAGATTGCTCACGTTTTGTACCACTGTTGTAGTATTTATAATGGAATATTTCTTTCTGTCCTTTCTGTCCATAACTTACAATACCTATTGGTACAGAATTGCAAGACTTTGTTATACTTTTTGGTAAAAATTCTGGGACAACTCTAGTCTGTTCTAGTATCTGCGGGGGGGTATCATCATCTAAAATTGTAGCTTCAAACGCTCTAGCATGTGATGATACATTAGATGTAAATAGTACGGATGTACCCATGTCAACAGGTTGTATACTGCTGTCACATTCATAACTAGAAACTTTTTTAAGTCTAGCAGTTTTAGGACTAAATATATCTGACTCTGTAAATAATAAAAACTGACCGTTATCAGAGAACATTAACAACCCTTTTTGGATAGGTAATGTATGGTTAATAAATGCAGGTTTTATATCAGATACAGTTATATCTATTGGGTTATCATCACTGCCAGATATAGCAGACACAATAAAGAAATTAAAATAACTTCCAGGTTGACTCATGATTACATTTTCACCAGAGATTAAACCTAATCTATTTCTGTGAAAAAATATTTCCTGTATTTGTGTGCCGTTAAAGGTTGGGAATGGGTTAGAGTTATTGTCACCAACAAGTCTATCATCCCAGTAGTTTTCGTTACCACGTGTAGTAGCAGTAGCTTCGTCTAACTTAATAAATGAGAATGTACCGTTACGATTGTTAACAAGAGCGTGAGGCATTGTTGCGGGATCTAACCCTAATACCATTGCATCAGCTGCACTTGTCCCCGCAAAGTTATGGGGTCTTACACATTCTTCCCAACTACCAGCTCCAGACGTACCATTGTTAGCTTCAAACTTTACATAGTAATCATCAGTTTCTAGATCAGCAGTGTTAGATATTTGTGCTACATAATCTTGTTTACACATAGCAGGTAATCTAGAAACATCTTGTGCTTTCTGACCTATCACACTCATGTTTTCATTAACAGCACCACCAAGGAAGTTAACCCCAGAGGCTGCAGAGCCGTGCATAAATAAACCACTACCTATAACCTCAGCTGTAACGTTAGCTAAAGAACTGTTAACAGAACTTGTTAAACCATTAAGAATAGTAGCCATAGATATAGCACCGTTCTCTGGGTTCTTAGGTGTTTTATGGTAAGCTATACTAGACACATCTTGATAAGTTGTTACTGGTTCAACAGCTTCAACTGATACACGATAAGTAATACCTTCTATTGCAACATCAATAAATAAACCTTCAGCTGTAGACTTGTTTGTAGTTTTAATTAAACCACCGTCTCTTAATGTAACTGTAGCTGTATAACGTATGTCGTAGTCTTGAGTATAACCTAGAAAGTCTGAACTTGATGTACTACTTCCATTAAAGTTTGCTACGTTATTAGCAATGTAACTGTTACCGTTTACCTGTAAAGTACCTTCAATATTTTCTGTAATATTTGTACCACCTACTTGAGCACCTGTTGTAGTAACAGCAGATCCTCCAGAAAATGACCAAGTTAGTGTACCAGATTTCTGCTGGTTTTCATTTGTGTCATTCCATGTTGGGCCTTCAGCAGAACTACCATTCATTCTATCTACCTTTACAGAAGTAACCCTGTAAAATGTATTGGGTGTGGGAGCTGAACCACTATATAATATATATTCAGTATTGTAAGCAACAGTATCCAACCTAGCATATGAGTAATCCCCACTGTGAATAGGTGAAAAAGTATTACCTGTAGTACCTACAGTTTTTTGTTTGTTAACTATTAATGTGTAATCTTGAATAGTCTGTAGTGCGTATTCTTCTGTAGCCCCCGCAAGGTAAGCGAACAGAGAATCTCCACTAGAATTTGTTAAAGATTTTTCAGACCCATCTGCTAGATCCCATACTCGTATAGGTATAGAACCAGTATTAGCTGGTGTAATTTGTACTAAATATTTTTCATCTCCATCTCTTATAATTTCATACCAATGCCCTGTTGCATTAGCATTTGTAAGTTTACTTACGAACTCTCCAGCGGGACGTTTCTTTAAACCAAATGTTACATCTGGGACAGCATTATCGCAGACCCTTAACTGTCCTGGAAATTTTATTTTATCTGGCTGTTGAGATACACCCCCAAGAAAGTTTGGGATACTTTGATTTACTGCTGCCATTACATTCTTCTTAGTACTTTAAATGGTCGGTAGACTGTGTTAGCATCTTGTTGATACTGGTAGTCATTAAATATATTGTGGTCACCTTGGCGGGCATCATACTCTAAAGCAAGTGCTCTAGCGTACGCTTCTTCTGCTTCTAATAATTTAGCAGATTCTGTACTACTAACCATACGGTTAGACGATACTCTAGTAGCTTTAGCAGTAACGTAATCTTTAAATGCTTGAGGTAGATCTTCAAAATCTAACATCCACACTATGTCAAAATATAATTTACTACAATTTTCAAAGGTGAATGTATGATTCTTCTTATCATAAATTTTCATTACACCGTTATCACTACGTCTAACTATGTTATAATCTTTACCATGTTGGTAAATATTTAAGTCAATTTGTAGTATGTTATTAGGAACGATACATTGATTGTTTGTATCGAGGTCAATAGGATACTCATTCTCTGTGTTGTATGACCATCCCTCAGCTTCTATCTCACGGCAGACTTGCCTTAGAGTCTTCTGTGCTATAGCCACTTCGGGGCTTTGCACTGTTAAAGTATTAACTGGGGATTCTCCAACGCTCATCAGGATTGAGTTTACAGCATCTAGTTCGGTAGACACTCCGTAAGATATTTGTGCCATGTAAAAAAAAGGGGCACGAAGCCCCTGTATAAAATAAAAACTTATGAGAAAGCTGCTGGCTTTGTAGTTGTTCCAGCGAACAATTCTACACAAGCTGCTGGGTTCACATAATCTGCTCCCATAGCTAGTCTTCCTAGGATGACATCACCTTGGTAAACCACTGAAACGTCTCCAGAAGTTACTTGAACCTGTGGGCCAATGGTTTCTACTACACCTGCAGCTTCTCTTTGGAAGATTAGTCCACATGTGTTTGCAAAGTTAGAGGCAGCACCGTAGTTTTGGCGTGGGCCATAGTTGTTACCTGTAACTGTTGTAGCTGTTTCGATTGACTCAGATACGAATGAACCTGTATTTCCAGGATCTAGTGTATCAAGGTCAGTAGCAGCTGAAGCACCACTTGAAGGTGCATACTTAGTACCATACTTAGAGAAGAATGGAGTGTTCATTGACTTGTAGATTTTAATACCTGCAATTTCAATTACACCGTTTCCGCTTTGTAAAGCTGTACCTTGTACGTCTCTGTTAATTAGTCCGTTAGTCCCAGCTTCTGTAATAAGAGCATAGTACTGTCTTGGGTTAAGAACAGCTACTCTTCCGTCATCAGATACACCTTTTTCATCTAGTGCAGCTGCAGCATCATAAAATGCTGTTACTAGCTTACCAGAATCAAGAGCATCGTCAGCGTTAGAACCTGCACCAACTTGGATTTGTGTACCACCTGGCTCAACAAAGTTGCTGAGTGATACTGGGCTAGCTTGTCTAGCACCTTTAGCGATAGCTCTAAAGATTAGTCTATCGTACTTTTGTGCAAGAGCATAACCGATCTTCTTAGAGATCTCTCCTCTTAACTCATAGTGTGCGAGTGTCTCATCTAGCTCATAAACAAATGCAGAGCTGATTAATAAATCATCGACTGTAACTGTTTTTTCTGCTATTGGAGGAGTTTTGTCAGAGTTTCCTAATATAGAATTTCCAGGTGTATGATATTCCGCAGTTGTGCGTCCTGTATAGATGAACTGTAAACTCTTCCCGTTAGTTAACGTACGCTTCATGACTAGGTCACGTGCGATTGTCTCTCTTTGGAAGCCAGTAAACATCTCTCCTGAAAACAATTTAAGATATAAATCTCTGTTGTTTGTAGCGTTTGTCGCTGTGTTTATTCTACCCAGAAAGGTTTGTGACGCTGGGTTGTTTGTTGACTGTTGTGCCATTATATTGTTAGGTTATATGTATCGTCTCTAGATCTAGAATTGTTAGAATCTTAAATGTATCAGCTAAGACTCAAGCTGAGTGTAGGTCTATCCCTACCGTCTAGACGGCAAAAGGTGTCTCCTTAGAGGCTTTTACCAATTAGAGGGGAGTCCGACTCTGAGGTGCTCCCCCCCTTTTTGTTACTTCACAATTTTTGTGTAAGTAACGCCACGATATACGTAAGTTACTGTCATGGTAATCTCCATATACCAAAGCCCCGTTCCATGCTTTGGAATCATGCGTCCCTTGCGGGGATGAACGGACGTGGCTGTTAGCCTAATGCAGGTGCAGTCAATGCTACAGGAGTAGCGTCAGCAGATGCTAAGTCTAACGGGAAGTTATGTGCATTTCTTTCGTGCATTACTTCCATTCCAAGGTTCTGTCTATTAACAACATCAGCCCATGTAGGAATGACTTTACCATTAGCGTCAACTATTGACTGGTTAAAGTTAAACCCATTAAGGTTGAAAGCCATAGTGCAGATTCCCATAGAGGTGAGCCATATGCCAACCACGGGGAAAGTACCAAGAAAGAAATGTAAAGAACGAGAATTATTGAAAGAAGCATATTGAAATATAAGTCTACCAAAATATCCGTGTGCAG